GGAGCGAGTGATTGATGCTTATAAATTCTCACAGTCTCTTGGGCTAGGTAAATTGTGGGTCTGTTTCTCTGGAGGAAAGGATTCTGTCTGTCTGTATGGTGTGGTAAAGAAAGCCGCTGAAAAGGTGGGTATACCCTTGCTTGACTTTGCAGAGCTTCACTACAGCGTAACAGGAATTGACCCACCGGAGCTTGTGCAGTTCATCAAGGAAGAGTTCCCTTTCGTACATCGTGACCTGTACAAAGAATCCATGTGGCAACTCATTGAACGCAAGAAGATGCCACCTACAAGGCTTGTAAGGTATTGCTGTGCTGAACTCAAAGAAAAAGGCGGTGAAGGGCGATTCTGTGCAACTGGTGTTCGGTGGGCAGAGAGCACACAAAGAAAGTCAAGAGGTGAGTTTGAGGATATTGGCAAGACGAAGGCTGAAGGTAAGATTCTGTTTAACGACAATGACGAAGATAGGCGACAGCTAGAACATTGCATACCAAAGCGTAAGTACGTGGTCAATCCCATCATCGACTTCACTGATGAGGATGTGTGGCAGTTCATTAGAGAAGAGAACCTACCATACTGCAAACTCTATGACCAAGGATACGAAAGGCTAGGATGCATCGGTTGCCCAATGGCAGGTGGTAAGAGACAACAAGATGAACTTGCAAAGTACCCGAAGTTGAGAGATGCCTACATACGTGCTTTTGATCGGATGCTCATTAAGCGAAAAGAAAGCGGGCTGGAAACCAAATGGCAGACAGGCGAGGAAGTAATGGAGTGGTGGACGAGTGACAAACGAGATACGGTGGATGAAAGTCAGTTTGAGTTCACCGACGGATGGGAGGAATAGCATGATAGCAAATGATGTGTTGAAATTACTTGAAGCTAGGCATTCAAAAGACGCGTTCTTCTCTGAGGTAGCGATTGACAGCAACAGAAGAAGAATGGATGCATGGGCGATGATACCGTCGTACAGCAAGAGTCTGACAATCGCGTATGAAATCAAGGTGACACGTCGCGATTTCGTGCAGGATACAAAGATGCATGAGTACACGATATATGCAAACGAGGCGTACATGGTATGTCCTTCTGATGTGGCGAAGCCCGATGAGCTACCCGATGGCTGGGGGTTGCTCATCGTTTCTGGAAGCAGGCTTATGACCAAGAAGAAGGCGCAATACAGGGAGACGAACATACCTGAGGCATTCTACCAAGCCTTGATCGCAAGCAAGGTTCGCCACTACGGGGGGAGTGTTATTGACCGAGAGATAGCACGCCGTGTTGCGGGAATTTCCGAATACCAAGGATATATTGAAGGCAAAAAAACACTCGCGGATATTGGTTACCAGATGGGACGTAAGCTTTCCGAGGATCTGTATAATTTCGAGCGTGAGAAGAGCAGGTTTGAAAGCAGGAAGGAGAACCTTGAATCAAGGGAACTTGCATGGAAGAAAGTATGCGAGCAGGTCAAATCAGAACTCAAGGTTGACATCAGCCGAATGTACGATACTGACTGGGATAGGCGCGACATATTTGCAAAGCTGAAAGAAGTGCTGGCATCACCCGAGTACAATATGTTCGATGCAATCGAGCAAATGTACCAGAAAATGCAAGAGTTGAAAATCAAACTTGCACAGGAGGCATAGCGTGGAAAAAGCAAAGCGCGATGCGGTGAAGGCTCTTGCAGGTGCGGTGCTCGAGAAGGCCAAGGACGACTGGCTTGATGACAACTGGCACGATGACGTGGAGAGCTTCCTGCACAGCCACCTGCTCACCCTCTACCTACTCATCGCAGGAGTTGACCGAGGCTCATACCTCGGGGAAGTGAGGTGCCAGTGAGAAAGCGAGGCGACCGCTTCCGCAACCCCAAGCCGGTGCTGGCTGTGTTCGACGGGGGAGCCATCAGGTGCGACTCCATGAGCGAGGCAATGGCAGTATTCCACATTCCTTCAACCAGCACACTCTCGCGTCTTATCCGCAACGGGAAGGCTTGGAAGGACGGCACTTGCTTCGACTGGGCACTAACAGACCCCGTCTAACCGAGGCAGGGGTACAAAAGACAACATTCTGTGATAAGCTGTGAATATGGGAAAGACGGGCAAGAAAGAGACCAGGGGAAGAAGGACGCTGTACAAGGCCGAGATGTGTGATCTTGTAGAGCGCCTTTGTCTGCTCGGACTCAAGGACGAAGAACTTGCCCATTCATTGAAGGTGACCCGTCAGACGCTCGATACATGGAAGCGGGTTCATCCAGAATTTCTTGCGTCCATACAAAATGGGCGAGAGAATGCGGACGGTAATGTGGCCCGTGCATTGTACTTCAGGGCTACCGGTGCCGTGGTCCACAAGCAACAGCCATTCAAGGTGAAGAAGGTCTACTACGACAACCAGAACAGGCGTTGCGAAGAGGAACGCGTAGTGATTGCCGAGTTCGACGACCAAGTGCCACCCGATACCGCCGCCGCCTTCATATGGCTCAAGAACCGTAGAAGCGACAAGTGGAGCGACAAGCCTGTGCCGGAAAGCGACCTCACCTACAAAGACCTGTTCGAGAAAGTACTCAAGGGAAGCAGCCGGCTGTGGGATTCTGAGACAAAGGAAGCGGTACGACCCGAAGAGGTGGAGGCTCCCGACAGCGATGATTGATTGGAAGTTCTCTACCAAGCACATCATGATCCTCAACTGGTGGTTGCCCGATTCCCCTGTCAAGGACAGATTCGGAATCATTCTTGACGGAGCGGTGCGTTCGGGCAAGAGCTTGCCTGGTTCTGTTTCCTTCATCAAGTGGGCGTTCGGGCGCTTCCCTCAAGGAGGGGGTGAGTTCTTCTTCGCAGGTAAGACCATCCACGCGACGGTGCGCAACATCATCAGACCGCTGATGAATGCGAGTGTGTATCTTGGCTACACGGTCAAGTACAAGAAGTCAGACAATCTCGTGCAGGTTACAACCTCAAGCGGAGTGTCGCACAACTTCTATCTGTTCGGCGGAAACGATGAGCGCAGTCAAGACCTCATTCAAGGGTTCACCGCTTGGGGCGGTTTCTTCGACGAGGCGCCCATCATGCCGCAGTCTTTCGTGGACATGGCAATCAGCCGTCTGTCCATCGAGGGCGCAACCGTCTGGTTCACCTCCAACCCGCTCAACCCGGGGCACTGGTTCAAGAAGGACTTCATAGACCGCTCACGTGAGAAGGGTCTGCTGTATCTGCACCTCACGATGGACGACAACCTCAGCCTGAGCGAGAAGGTCAAGGCGCGTTACCGGTCATTGTTCACTGGTGTGTTCTTCCGCCGCTATATCCTCGGGGAATGGTGTGCAGCCGAGGGGCTAATCTATCCCGAGTTCGCCAACCGAGAGGACTTGGCCTTCGACTTCGATGGGAACTGGAACGCATACGGGGAGAAGTTCGTCGCATGCGATTACGGCATCCAAAATGCTCAAGTGTATCTATTGTTCGCATGGCACATAAAACGGCAGAGGTGGGAGGTCGTCAAGGAGTGGCGGCACTCAGGACGCGAGAGCGAGGTGCAGATGACGGATGCCGAATACTACAGGGAGCTTGAGGCGTTCACCCACGGCCTTGATGTGCGTGACGTGGTCATCGACCCGTCTGCTGCATCGTTCATCGCAGTGATACGCAAGAGCAAACGCTACAGAGCCATCCTCGCATCGAACGAGGTGGTGGCTGGCATCGGCTACACAGCTTCTCTGTTCCACATCGGCAAGCTGGCTATCGCACGCGGTTGCACCGGACTCATCGAAGAGATGGGTGGGTACGTATGGGATGAGAAGAAAGCCCAACGCACCGGGGAGGAAGCACCGGTGAAGGTGGGAGATCATGGGCCCGATGCTCTACGCTACGGGGCATTCACGCATATTCGTAGATATGAACGCAGATACGGAATCATGTTGTCAAGGGAGGCCGCCTGATGGGATTCTTTTCGGGCCTATATTCAAAAGCAAAGGGGTGGATCATGAGTCTATTGCCAGTACAGGATATTTTCAAGCAGATGGGGGTAAAGCCCCAGTTCAGTGCATCCATGCCCACACTCATCGAGAGTTGGCGCAACGCATACCAAGGCCATCCCGAGTGGCTCAAGTCAGACGATGACAAGAGCCTGGGATTCCCCAGCGTTGTCTGTTGGGACATCGCCAAGAAGGCAATCGGGGAGCTGGAAATATCAGCATCGCTTCCCACTCCCGAGGGGAAGGAGGACATCGAGCATCCCTTCACCAGCGAGGTCATCAAGCACCACGTGAAGCCGTTCCTCCGCTCACAGGTCGAGTACAGTCTCGCAATGGGCGGGGTGGTTGCGCGTCCTTGGTACGACCAGAACGCCAAGAAGGTGAGGGTCGGCTGGTACACTGCAGACATGGCACTGCCTACCGCATGGGACGGGAAGAAGCTCACCGGCGTGGTGCTCATCGACCGCATCATCAGGACGGACAACAACATCAAGACCGTGCTCACCAAGCTGGAGTCAATCCAGCCTGCTACCGGCGGCTGGCTCATCACCACCAAGCTGTACAAGTCCACCGTCGAGGGACAGCTCGGTAAAGAGGTTCCGCTTGCCACCGTTCCCCAGTGGGCCGACATTTCACCAGAGGTTCCCATTCTCGGAGACATCTGCCCGTTCAGCTACATGGCCACCCCGTGGGCTAATAACCAGGACTTCAACAATCCGCAGGGTACGAGCCTCTTCCGCGATGCGATGGACAACCTTCCAGAACTTGACCGAGCATACACCACGCTGTGCTGGGAAGTGGAATCCGGCAAGGCCGCCGTCTTTGTGGACGACTCCATGATCGAGGTGGACCCGACCGACCCGAAGCGCGACCTGCTTGACCCCTTGGAGAAGCGTTTGTACCGCAAGCTCTCATCGGTCGAGGGCAAGGACCTGCTTGAGCCGTACAACCCTGCCTTGCGCATCGACCAGCTCAACGCGGCGCTCAAGACACAGCTCTCTGTGGTCTGTATGGCCTGCCATCTCGATTCCGGTGCTTACGTGTACGACCAAGCAGCACAGG